ATGCCTTATATAAACAAGAACAGATGCACTACAAGCCTAAAAACAATCACACCGACGTGGAGCAAGTTGTGGTAAATACTATAAGTGCTACCCTATTAAATAGATTTATTGATAAGTATAATTTAACCTTACCACAACCTCAACAAGAGGTTAATTTAACGTAATGAGTTTATACGATCTTGAATTAACGGAGTTAGACGGGAGTAACGTCATATCCAGCATAGCATTATCCCAGAAGTTAGGAAGGGGCCATGCCCGTGTGTGTGCTGTTATTGCTATACATCAATCTGCTGTTTACGATTGTGGGCGTCATTAATTACCTTTTTGCTCGTAAAAAATAAAACAAAGTTAGTTATGGAGTATCACCTTTTTCTCGAAATTATAAAAAGCAAAAGATTTGCTTTAGATATAGAAACAACCGGCCTTAATCCTTTTTTAGTCGGCACCGGCATGTTTGGGGAGCCCGAACGTATATTACTGGTCAGTGTTAGTGATGGGCAACGGGCCGCCGCGGTTGAGTGGAGTCCCGAAGTGTCCAGGGCTTTGGCGGGGGTTAGAGATTGTGCAATCTTAGGCTACAATCTGAAATTTGACTTGTTATTTTTACGGTGTCGGGGCTGTATTATCCATCACTCAAACGATCTGGTGGATCTGCTGCTAGCGTACTTAATCCTTACAGCGGGCTATCCGTTGGGCACCGACCGATCTCTGAAAGGAGCGTTATCGCGGGTTCTGGGGATAGAGCTAGATAAGACTGTTCGTAATGAGTTTATTGGGCATTCTGGCCATATAACCTCTGAACAGCTGAATTACGCAAAAAAGGACACACTATTTCTGGATAGATTGCATAAAGAGTTAGCGGTGATGCTGGATACACACAAGCTATCGAAAGTGTTTGAATTAGAATGTGAAGCTTTGAAGGTATTTATAGCCATGGAATACGTGGGTATTATGATCGATCAGCAGGAGTACCGGGAGTTGTTTGAAGCCTTGAACGACAAACTTCAGATGCAAAGATATGCACTAACCTCCGAACTGAAGTGTACCCCTACGCAATTGAACGCCCCCCGCTACCTTTTAGAAGTGTTAAATTATAAGGGTATTTACCCTGAAGCTCGAATAAAGAATGCAGATACAAAGGAATGGGAAATAAAGCCTTCGACAAATAATGCAGCTCTGGAAAAGCTTATTTCGGAGGCCAAAACCCCTTACGTGGTTCAATTATTAAGGGATATACTTGACTACCGCGAAACTTTCAAATTATATGGATATAAAGAAGGTTTAACTCCCAGAGGCGGCAGGGTACATTGTAATTTTCGACAGATCGGCACAGAGACCGGCCGCGTAAGCTGTAACAACCCCAATCTTCAGCAGGTGCCCCAAAAATTTCGGAGCATTTTCAAGTCAAAGGGTTTCGTAATTACAGCAGATTATTCAAATTGTGAAATGCGCATACTGGCGGAAGCAGCAGACGAAACGGCAATGATTGAAGCATTTAAGAAAGGTGAAGATATTCACTCGTATATGGCAATGTTAATGTTCCCTGAGAAAGGTGAAATCTCTAAGAAGGTTAACAAACATTTGAGAGATCAACAAAAGGCTATAAACTTCGGGGTGTTATATGGAGCCGGTGCCGTCAAATTGAAAGACGACTTTGGGGGCGATGAAGATGCGGCCCTGGCGGCGTTGGCCAAATTTCACGACACCTTCAAGAAAGTTAAAGCTTATCAAGAATGGTCGCGTGATCAGGTTATTCGTAATAGATTCAGCACGACACTTCCCCCTTATTCGCGTAAAAGGTACTTCCCCGTATTTGCGGGTAATAAAGAAGATGAGGGTATTGCAAATAGAGAGGGCACTAATCATCGCATTCAAGGCACAAATGCCGACATGACTAAGTTAGCGATGGTGTATGTACAGGATTACCTGTTGTGCTTAGACCCCAATCTACTGAAGTGTAGAATAGTGAATGTTGTGCATGATGAAATTGTAATAGAATCCTTCTTTGATGAAGACGAAACTAAAGTCCTTGCCGATAAAGTAAAAGAGTTGATGTTGAAAGCGGCCTCTGAAATACTTGTTAAGGTACCAATGGAAGTGGATTGTGTAATTAGTGATTGTTGGTCAAAATAGGTAAAATATGTTTGAAGTCTGGAGATTTAATACGATTAATAAATTCGAGCGATACGATTTATCTTCGTTGCCCGATCTTAGGCGATTTATAAAAGAGATGGTTCATAGCGGAGGGGAGCTTAATGATGTTGTGAGAGTTCTTGAAGATGGTAAATCTATACTAACCATAATAATTGATAAGAATAATAAAAAAATAGTCAAAAATGCAGTTGATCGTCGCCACAAGCGGAAATGGAATGATTGGCTTAGAAGGCAGCATTCCCTTTAATTGTAAATCAGACCAGGCTTTCTTCAAGGCGGTAACCCTGGGTAAAGTTTGTCATGTAGGATATAATACCTACCCCTCCGTAAAGACTCTGAAAAACCGTGAATTTGTTGTAATAGGAAGAGACCGGAGGCCTTTCTACCAACGCGGTGCAGTTGTAATTGGAGGGGCTAATACTTATAAAGCATACATGGAATTAGATTATATAGATACAATCTATCTCACACAGGTATGTGGAGCAACCGATGGGGATACCTTACTACCGGAGTGTTTATTACCGGATAACTTACGTAAATCTAAAGTGATTGATGAATCTGGAATTATTCGCCCAATGTGGAATGAATCGCTGATTATGGAAAAGCCGCAGAGTGATTCCGATCAATATGAAATTCGTATATGGAAATACATTAAAAACTATAAATAGGTATGGAAGAAAGAAAAACATTTATGTTCCCCTATCGCTACTCCGAGGAAATAATTAAAGCGTTATTTCTAGTACCGGTTACCTATAAGGAACCCATTTCCGGAAGTAAAATAAAGTTATTCGAATGCCGGCTTTGCGCTGATGACCTTGTGGTACGGGTTTTTAAAGATTAAAAGAAGTGTGAACATAACTTCGGGAAGGCCCGATTAAAACAAATAATGAAAAACAATTTAAAAGTACATCCAAAACATTACACGCGGTACGGTTACCAGCCGGTAGACTTTATGACTGATGCGTTTGGGGACACGTCGGCAGTTTATTTAATCGGAGACATCATTAAGTATGTCGCCAGACATCGGCACAAAGAGGGCCTTGTAGACTTGCAAAAAGCAATGTTTTATCTGGAAAGATTGGAGGCTCTGAATACCTTGCCAGAGGTCAAGGGAGATTTAATCTCTAAATTTATTAACCAATTGCAACACAACGACGCCGACGTTATTGATGCGTTATTTATCGATGTAAGTGAAGCTAAAGCACGATTAACAAGATTAATCAGAAACTATGAATATGTTAAAAGCCGTGGGGAATAATTGGCATTTAATTCAGACACAAGTATCAAGAGTTATGATATAGTCGACAGGAAGACTGGGATTGAATTAGGTTCGTACGCTATAAACAGACTAAAGAACAGCTTATATTTTCCTGATTGTATGTGGATTTGTGGAACCGGCGTGGCAGAGCCCAGACTATCATATGTAATAAGCAGGCAATAATACAAGTATCTATATTAAATATTTAATAATAAAGGGGCAAATTAGCCCCTATTTTTATTTCGTGTTGTTTGGTACGATTATTGTTCAAATATTTCAAATAATGTAAAGGTGAAGGTATCCCCAAGGCCGTAGGTTATCTGTAATTTAATAACTTCAAAGAAGTATTCCCAGTCGATAATTCGTTGGGGAACCACACATCCGGCCGAACTGGTATTAATTTCAGTGGCGATGTCCACTTTCTGAAAGTGCTGATGTAGAAATATACCATAATCGCCTTCAGTTGCACTTGAAATGTGGTAGTCGAAGCGGGCATCTTTGTTGTTATCTCGATAAACCCGAATAGGGCGTATCTGAAGCAACGCGTCAGTACCTTTAAATTTACCAAGCCTCCACAGTCCCCGATATTGTCCTGGGATTATGGCAGCCGCACCGCCGCGATCCATAGGATTGAGTAGCCAATGGGTACCAGGATCAACCGTTGCGGGCATCTGAACATTTACAGGCGTAAGTCCGTTATTATAGATAACCCCTAAAATATCATTAAATTTATTAGGGGCCTGAACTTTATTGCGAATAGCATAAATATTCATCGAATAGGGCTGCTCAAAAAAAGCATAGCCCTTTAATTTGTATTCTTTAATCACATCAAGCATGAGTTATTCTAGCGAGGAGTTAATTAACTATTTATTG